AGCCTACGTAATACAGGCAATGATACACAGGCTGTGAGTATGTTCTCTCGTGAGCAAGAGGTATCTAAGTGGATCAGTACACCTCTATGGTGGAATGTAGAGAACCTAAGAGAGTATGCTTAATGGCATACAAAGACCCAGAGCAGTTACGTGCGTATGATCGTGCGCGCTATCACAAGAATAAAGAAAAAATTCTTGAGCAAAAGCGTGCATACTACCAAAAGAATAAAGAAAAAATTAAAAAAATAAAGAGAGCGTATAGCAAAGAGTGGTATCTCAAGAATAAAGAAAAAAAGAGAAAGTACCACCAAGAGAATAAAGACCATAAAAACAAAATGCGGAGTGATTGGGGAAAAAATAATCCTGCTTTAGTACTACAACACATAGCAAAACGTAGGGCTAGAAAGAAACGTGCCATACCTGCTTGGCTAAAGGATTGTTCCATTGAGAAGAGAAGAGTTTATACAGTCTATCTACTCAGTCGTCTGTTAGCCAAGGCAGATGGTATTGAGAGACACGTTGATCACATGGTTCCTCTGTCAGATGGTGGGCCACACTGGTCAGGTAATCTACAGATACTAACGAAGACACAAAACTTAGAGAAGGGTTCATACTCTTGTCCTAAACTAAAGAAACAAATGAAACTTAACTTAAAGGAAGCGAAGGTGTTGTATGCTAAAGCTGCCTAGATATGTGCAGAAACGAGACACTGGTGAGTACAGGTTTAACCCACCTCAAAACCTAGTTGATGCAGGTGTAGTGACCAGAAAAACTTTTGGCACTGACCTGCAACAGGTACGTAGACTTGTTCGCAAAGACAATGAAGCCATTGATAACTGGCGTGACATACAGTCACAGGTGTTAGTGATCACAGATCGTAGCACCTTCAATGATCTAGTGGACTATTACTATATGTCTAATGATTTCAATATGTTACGTGATACAACTAAGGTGGATTACAAATACTTCTTGGGTGTAGTGTGTGACAAATTTAACACAGTTAAATATAAAAACATAAGTACTAAGGTTGCCAAGGGTGCATATGAGGAATGGGTCAAGCGTGGTGTGAGCTTTGCAAATCATACAGCTACCTGTGCCTCACGTGTATTCAACTATGCTATTGAGATGGAACACGCTATTCTAAATCCCTTTAGTAATATAAAACGTAAGGCATCTAAGAAGAGAACAGTTGTCTGGGCAACAGAGGATGTGGTTAACTTCCTTGATGTAGCCTATGCTAACTTTGAGACTAGAAACATTGGACTAATTATACAGATGGCATACGAGTGGTGTCAAAGATTGGGTGACATGCGTACCCTTGAGTGGACAGATATTGACTGGGATACAGGGGTACTACACCTTGAACAAAGCAAGCGTAGAGCAGAGGTATTCCTACCTATATCAGAGGACTTGATGGGCATGTTACAAGATCAGCGTGTAGACTTTGGCTTTCAAAGGTACGTAGCACCTCATCCTAGCCCCATACAGGGGTCATACCACCCTTATACCTTAGAGCGTCTATCTAAGAATGGAAGGGCTATCATGCGTAAGGCCAAGCTGTCTGACACACTACGTCTAATGGACTTGAGAAGGACAGGTGTGACACAAATGGTGGATGCAGGTGTCTCATTGCCACAAGTAATGTCAGTGACTGGTCATACACATGTGTCTTCTGTGCAACCATACATGAAGCATACATATGCTAGTGCAAATTCTGCCTTGACACAAAGATCAGATAGCTTACAATCAACAACAGGTTGCAACAACGAAAGTGATACATATGAATATAAATAATATTATAAATGATCTATCACTTGTAAATGGTGAAACAAAAAGGATGACTTGTCCTTCATGTAAGGGATACAATACCTTTACTGTAACTAATAATATGGGATCAGTCCTATGGAATTGTTACAAGGCAAGTTGTGAGTACTCAGGTGGTACTCGTGTTCACTTAACGAGTGATGACATACGTAAGTCTATCAGTAAGGTAGCTGAAGAAACAAAAGAGATACCATTCACTAAGCCTGAGTGGTTAGTAAAAGATAACGCAGCAATAGATGTGTTCTGTAAGCAATGGGATATAGACCCAGATGAATTAGGTCTGTTGTATGACGTAAAGGAAAGCCGTGTCGTGTTTCCTGTGGTCAAGTCGAGTGTGATGGTAGATGCTAGTGGCAGAAGTATCACACACAGGCTACCAAAATGGAAACGATATGGTAAGAGTGACTTGCCCTACTCATATGGGTATGGTAAGGTCGCTGTAGTTGTTGAGGACTGCATAAGTGCTGCGATTGTAGGTAGTGATGTATATGTTGGGGTCGCTGTGTTGGGTACGTCATTATCAGAAGCACACAAGAGGTTCTTATCGCAGTTCTCAACAGCCATTGTAGCACTAGACCCTGACGCACTACCTAAGACACTACAATTTACTAAAGAACTAAGAGGTCACGTTCATTCAGTTCGTGCCTTACGATTAACAGATGATTTGAAATACCGTAATCCTAACGACATTCAAAACCTTACAGCATTAGGAGAATAATACATGGAACTATCATTAGTACGTAGCCTTATGGACAAAGGTTTCTATGACGATCATCGTGGCGCACGTTGCCCAGATCGTTTGTTCAGCAAAGATGTACGTAAGATCAAGGCATCAATAGACCTAGCGATGGAGAGATACGAACGTACTGTTACACCTGCTGAGATTGAGGCATTGTTTATGTCCAGTAATGCACAACTTACTACAGCACAGAAGCAAGCATACTCAGCCTTGTTTAATCAGATAAAGAAAGAGTCACCTATGGGTAGTGACGTAGCACAAGAGGTGTTGTCTAAGTTGTTTCAACAAGTAGTTGGAGAAGACATAGCTAACATTGGCTTTGACTATGTCAATGGTACAAAGACTACACTTGAACCACTACGTAATATACTAGAGCAGTATGGTGATGACTTCACACCTGACTTAAACATTGAGTGGGATGACATGGACATTGAGACACTGCTTACAAAGAATGATCTTGAAGCACGTTGGGTGTTCAACATACCTACACTCACACGTAAGATAGAAGGTGTGAATGAAGGACACCTGATTGAGGTAGGTGCTAGACCTAACACAGGTAAGACATCCTTCCATGCCAGTTTAGTTGCAGGGCCAAATGGTTTTGCACAGCAGGGTGCTAAGTGTATTGTCTTGTGTAACGAAGAAGGGTCACATCGTGTTGGTGCTAGATACTTAACAGCAGCTACAGGTATGACCATGCAAGAGATAAAGTCTAACCCAAGTAGGGCGCGTGATGTGTACTCCCAGATTAGTAGTAATATAAAGATCAAGGACTCTACCAGTAGGGATATGTCATGGGTGGAGAGTGTATGTAAATCTTACAAGCCTGATATAGTTATACTAGACATGGGTGATAAGTTTGCTAGGACACAAGGCTTTGCCAGAGCAGATGAAGCACTCAAGGCTAATGCCATACATGCACGACAGATAGCCAAGCAACATAGTTGTGCTATCTTTTATATGTCACAGCTATCTGCTGATGCAGAGAATAAAGTTGTGCTTAACCAAGCTATGATGGAAGGGTCACGTACAGGTAAGGCTGCTGAAGCTGACCTCATGTTACTCATAGCAAAGAATCCACCTGTCGAAGGACAGGATGAAGAGGATACGCAGCGTCATCTTAATGTAGTTAAGAACAAACTATCAGGATGGCATGGTATAGTTCATTGTGAACTCAACTACAAGACAGCTAGATATGAAGTCTAGTTGTTTTATTTTAATTAATATAAGGAGAACTTAATGTTAGATATGAATGAAATAAATCCTCGTACAGGTAAGACACCATACTCTAAAGATAATCGTGAACACAAAATAGAATACCAACGTAAGTATAGCCAACGACAAAAGGCAAAGAAGGTTCTTCAGTATCTAGGTTCTGAACCATCTGATAATAAGATACAAGAGCTACAAGAAAGTGGTAAATTAAATTCTATCTTAGTGTTGAATAGAAACCAAGAACAAGATGGAGTAGTGTATGCAATTACAAACCCTGCTTTTGATGGTTGGGTTAAGATTGGAAGAGCGCATGATGGCCTTAATAGATTTAACGACTATCAAACTTACAGTCCTCATAGAGATTACAAATTAGAGTATATGTCTGGTAGATTTGGTAACAGGGCAGTCGCAGAGAAGGCTGTTCATATTATAGCTAAGCAGGTAGCCCAGCAACATAGTAAGTATGATAATGGTGAGTGGTTTAAAATTTCTGTACAAGATGCAATCAATGTGATAAAAGGAGTGGAAACAAATGATGCACAAACCACCAAGGATTAAGTACTACGTGGAGTATGAGATAAATGCAGAGCATGATACAGAAAGTATAACACTTTTTGCTCATGGCCCACAAATGGTACTAGATATACTTGATAGTTATATTGTAGCTAAGATAGAGGAAATAGAATGAAACATGTAACAGTACTAGATGTAGAGAACACAACTCTGAAGCGTAATGGTAAGCTAATGCTTGACCCATTCGAAGCAGAGAATACACTAACTATGGTAGGTATGTTATGCCAAGGGCCATCAGGCTCTGAGGAAAAGATAGTGACGTTTGATCACAGTGAACAGCAACCTACCACTGAGGGTGGTCGTATTGTCCAGAGTATTCTAGATGATACCCATCTCTTAGTGATGCACAATGCAGCCCATGACCTTGTATGGATATGGGAATCAGGCTTCACTTATACTGGTGAGGTGTTTGATACTATGCTTGGTGCTTACATACTACAACGTGGACAGAAAGAACCTCTTAGCCTTAGTTACTTGGCTGAGAGATACAACTGTGACACACAGAAGATGGGTACACTAAAGGACTACTTCAACAAAGGGTATACAACCAGAGAAATACCACACGATGAGTTGTCTGAGTACCTATCTGCTGACTTACATTCTACAATGGACCTATTCAATAAGCTAGAGTCTAAGCTTACTGGAGAAGATGCAGGTCTAATGGAGACAGTGAAGCTAAGTAATAGAATAGCTGACTGCCTCACACGTATATACCAACGTGGTTTTAAGGTAGACTTGGATGTACTAGAAGAAGTACGCAAGGAGTTTGAGACAGAGAAGAATGAGTTACTATCTGTGCTTGAAGGACAGGTGCAACATCTTATGGGTGACAGACCTATCAATCTCAATAGCCCAGAGCAATTGTCTTGGATTATATTCAGTCGTAAACCACATGATAAACCTATGTGGGCTAATGCATTTGACCCACGTGCTACTGAGCAGGAGTTCAGATCTACTATTAAGAACAACTCCTCTATGTTGTATAAGCAGAAGGCAAAGCAATGCCCTTCTTGTAGAGGGTCAGGTCAGATACGTAAGACTAAGAAGAATGGTACACCCTTTGTTAAGACAACTAAGTGTCTCGACTGTGGTGCTGTAGGCTATAGGTTTACTGACACTACGAGTGTAGCAGGTCTAAAGTTCGCAGCACCTAACCCTGATTGGATTAGTGCCAATGGGTTTCGTACAGGTAAGGATAATCTAGTCAGGCTAGAGACAGTAGCCAGAGACAAAGGACATAGTGACACTGTACTATTCTTACAAAGGATACGAAGACTATCTGCATTGGATACATACCTGTCTAGTTTTGTTGAGGGTATAACTACCTACACTAAGGCTGATGGTATGCTACATGTTAAGCTGCGTCAGAGTACCACAGCTACAGGTAGGCTATCTAGTACAGAACCTAACATGCAAAACATGCCACGTGGTGGTACATTCCCAGTAAAGAAAGTGTTTGTATCACGATGGGATGGTGGGCAGATCATGGAAGCTGACTTTGCACAGCTAGAGTTTAGAGTTGCTGCATTCCTGAGTCAGGATGAGACAGCTATACAAGAAGTGTCAACAGGCTTTGATGTACATAGTTATACAGCTAAAGTTATCAGTGACGCAGGACAGAAGATCTCACGCCAAGAAGCAAAGGCACATACATTTGCTCCCTTGTATGGTGCAAGTGGGTTTGGTAGAACAAGAGCTGAAGCTGCTTACTATGCACAGTTCACTCAGAAGTACTCAGGTATAGCACGTTGGCATAAGGAACTGGCACGAGAAGTATTGACTACAGGTAAGGTAACTATACCCTCTGGTAGGGAGTTTGCATTCCCAGATGTACAGCGCAGACGTAATGGTGGTGTGACATTTTTCACACAGATAAAGAATTATCCTGTGCAATCGTTTGCAACTGCTGACATCGTGCCTATATCTATGCTATACATAGACAAGCTTTTAGAGACAAACTCTATGCAAAGCTGTGTTGTTAATACTGTACATGATAGTATAGTAATTGACATACACCCAGACGAAACGGATAGAGTAATAAAGATAATAAAACTAACTAACGACAACCTCGTTAACATCTTTAATAAGAGGTGGAACATAGATTTTAATGTACCATTATTATTAGAAGCAAAGATAGGACCAAACTGGCTTGACACAAAAGATGTTGCGTGATATAACTAGAACCTTAACGTATAAAACAAAGGAGATTAATACATGGATAATCAAGTAATGAAAGTAGATACCAATGACTATGCATCAATGGCAAAGGCTATGGGCATGGCAATGGACACAGGCTCCAACAAGGAGAAGGCAGACGCACTGGCTCGTGTGCGTATTAACCACTCACCTATCATGGGTAGGTCAGAGGTTAATGGTAAAATGGTAAACGTAGAAGTTGTTAGTGGTGGTACATACAAACTGGACATCCCAGATGGGCCAACATATTACTCTAATACGGCTACCATACGTCCTTACATGCAGAGGTTTATGCATAAGCGTTTCATAATGAAGACATCAGACACACCTAACAGGTATGTAAAGACTATCATGGCAGACAATCTAAACATTGATCTGAAAGATAACGATGGTGGTTTCAATTGTGGTAAACCTGCAGGGTATATACAAGACTTCAAGTCTTTACCTGAGAAGATGCAGGATTTATTGAAACAGATCAAGCGTGTACGTGTACTGTTTGGTACTATAGAGTTAGACAATCCTGTGGATGAGACAGGTGCATCAGTTACTATAGGGGCTACGCCATTCATATGGGAAGTTGAGAACAGAGATGCTTTCAAAACCTTTGGTACAAATGTGTTTAATAAGCTAGGCAAGATGAAGCGTCTACCTATACAGCACAATGTAAAACTTTCTACAGAGGAACGTAAGCTACCTAATGGTAACTGTTTCTATCTACCAACTGTGTCTCTTGACTTAACAAGTACACTTGACATGGATGATCTGGCACAGGAAACCTTTGCTAACTTCCTAGCATGGATCTCAAACTACAATGGGTACATTACCAATTCGTGGGATGAGAACATGCATAAGAAAGAAGACGTTGATACAGCGACAGTCGATGACTTTATCAACATAGACGCAGAGGACTTTGCTTAATGAAAAAAGAGTCAGAGTCTGAACACTGGTACAATAAAACAGGAGAAGCTGCGTACACTATCGTAGGCTCCAATGGTAAGGAACGTAACACGAACTTACGAGATGCTAGGAAACATGGTTATGTACCATCTGTTACTACCATCCTTGGTGTTGCAGCTAAACCTGCTTTAGAGAACTGGAAAATAAATCAGGCTCTGAACTCTGCACTTACGTTAAAGAAACAAGATGATGAAAGTACAGATCAATTCTTTTACAGGTGTAAAGAACACTCAAAGAGTATAGGCAAACAAGCAGCAGAGATGGGTACAACCATTCATGCTATGATTGAGCAGGGTTTTGCAGGTGGTAAGGAGACCAAGCCCTACTTAGTTATTAAAGAATACTTGGATAAGATATTTCCTAACGAGGAATGGGTTGCAGAAAGCTCATTCTGTGCTGAGGCAGGTTATGGTGGTAAGATAGACTTGTATTCTGAATCAGGAATCTTTGTTGACTTTAAAACAAAAGACAACCTAGATGGTAAAGATGGATCTAAGCTTGTGTTCAATGAACATGGTATGCAGTTATCAGCTTATGCTGAAGGCTGTGGCTTTGAAGATCCAGAAAGAGTATCCATTTTTGTAGACAGAAAGGATACAGGATTAATAGTTCCACACAGGTGGACTAAGAGTACACACGCTAAACACCTACAGATGTTCAACAGTCTGTTGACATACTGGAAGTTGTTTAAGAACTATGATCCATCTGAAACTACTGTTATAGATGAAAGGAGAAAATAGTATGTTGGATAATTTAGACACTCTTGCAGAAGAGATAAAAGCAAAAGAAGCTGAAATAAAAGAAATGCGTAAGGAGTATAGGGAACAGAAGACTGCTGGTCTTCGTTCTGCTATAGAGCAACGCAACGAAGCAGACAAACTTGTACGAGACGAGCTAAAATCACTAGGCTATAATTACAGAAGCCCTTATGAAAGTCTTTTTAGGACAGGTATTGCGTAACGTAAAGCAGTTTCAGGCTGCCTTAAAGTATGGTTATCGTAGTGGTCTAGAGATTAAAGTCTCTGATCACTTGAAGGAATTAAAACAAGACTTTAGATACGAGTGCTTTAAGATAGAGTGGGAAGATCTGATGTATAGAACATATACGCCAGACTTCCTGCTGCCTAATGGTATTATAATAGAAGTGAAAGGTCGCTTTGTACAAGCAGATAGGCGTAAACATCTGGCTATACAAAAGCAACATCCAAACCTTGACATTAGGTTTGTATTTGAGAGCAGTAAAAGAAAACTAAATAAGGGTGCAAAGGGTACGTATGCAAGTTGGTGTGAAAAGAATAACTTCTTATATCATGATAGGATTATTCCTGAGTCGTGGTTAAAAGAAAAGATAAGAAAACCTGACACACTATGGCAACTACAAGACAAAAGTGTTATACCTTTCCCACTAAAGAAAACAAGGAGAGCATAACATGGATGACAAATTATTCTTAGACTTTGATCCTAACGATTTTATTATTCGTTTAGCTCCACTACTAGATGAAGATGGTATGTGGACAGGAGAATTAAAGATAGGTACTATAACGACACAAGAAAATAATTTAGACGTATACGACTATGATCACCTAATGTTTGTGAGTACATTGGTCAGCTCGTGCATACCTCTAATGGAAGAGAACGTAGAGTTTAGAGATATGTTATATAACTATACAAATAAAGTATTGAAACAAAATAACCCAGATAAAAATGATAACGTAACAGTCGAAACTGGTGATGACAATGTGATACAGTTGAAGTTTCATTAGGAGTAGACATGAGAGTAAAAGTATTTTTAGGTTTGAATCTAGACGAGGACGAGTATCCTATACCTGTTGATGGGTTCGTTGATCAAGAGATTAGAGAAGCATTACATGAATTTATCTATGATATAGATGGTATGAAAATAGAAACAATTAGAATATTAACGGAGTAAACACATGAGTAATTATTTACCAACAGATTATCAAGCGTTTATACATACATCTCGTTACGCAAGATGGTTGGACAAAGACAAAAGACGAGAGAACTGGGGAGAAACTGTAGGCAGGTATGTAGATTACATGGCTGACAAGATAGGCTATGAGTTAGATACAGATACACGTGAAGAATTGTATGATGCTATAGCTAGTCTAGCTGTGATGCCCTCTATGAGAGCGATGATGACTGCTGGCCCTGCATTGGACAGAGATAACACAGCAGGTTACAACTGTAGCTACCTACCTGTAGATGATCCCAAGAGCTTTGATGAGGCTATGTTTATACTACTGTGTGGTACAGGTGTAGGCTTTAGTGTTGAACGACAATACATATCTAAGCTACCAGAGATACCACCACTGTATAATAGTGATACAACTATAGTGGTCAAGGATAGTAAAGAAGGTTGGGCTAAAGCACTACGTCAACTGCTTGCATTACTATGGGCAGGTGAGATACCCAAGTGGGATGTGTCGTTGGTCAGACCTGCAGGAGCTAAGTTAAAAACATTTGGTGGTAGAGCATCTGGCCCTGCACCATTGATAGATTTGTTTATGTTTGTGGTTGGTACATTTAAGACAGCACAGACTCGTAAGCTATCAAGCATAGAGTGTCACGACATTATGTGTAAGATAGGTGAGATAGTTGTTGTTGGTGGTGTACGTAGGTCAGCTATGATCAGTCTGTCAAATTTAAGTGATGACCGTATGAGACATGCTAAGTCGGGTAACTGGTGGGAAGCTGCACCTCATAGAGCGTTGTCAAATAACAGTGTGTGCTATACAGAGAAGCCTGACATGGAGACATTCTTACGTGAGTGGACTGCACTAGTTGAGTCTAAGTCAGGTGAGCGTGGTATCTTTAACAGACAGGCTGCACAGAAACAAGCAGCTAGAAATGGTAGACGAGATGCTGACTGGGAGTTTGCTTGCAACCCTTGTTCTGAGATAATCTTACGACCATACCAATTCTGTAATCTTACAGAGATAGTTGTACGAGCAACAGATGATATCAAGAGTCTATCTAAGAAGGTAAAACTTGCCACCATCTTGGGTACTATACAATCTAAGTTTACAAAGTTTCCATACTTACGTAAGGTGTGGCAGAATAACACAGAAGAAGAACGTCTACTTGGTGTATCACTTACAGGTATCATGGACAATCCTCTTATGACTAGTAAGAACAAAGGTCTTGAACAGACACTCAATCATCTTAGATTGGTTGCTGTTGATACAAATAAAGAGTGGGCTGAGAAGCTAGGGATACCACAGTCTACTGCTGTCACTTGTGTAAAACCATCTGGAACTGTATCACAATTAGTAGACAGTGCTAGTGGTATACATGCCAGACATAGCCAGTACTACGTAAGAACTGTACGAGGTGACAACAAAGATCCATTGACACAGTTTATGATTGATCAGGGTGTACCTTCAGAACTATGTGTAATGAAACCTGACACTACAACTGTGTTTAGTTTTCCTATTGCATCACCCAAAAGTGCTGTAACTAGGAATGATATGACTGCGATCCAACAGCTAGATATGTGGCTGATGTATCAAAGACATTGGTGTGAGCATAAACCATCTGTTACTATCACAGTACGTGATGCAGAGTGGATGGAAGTTGGTGCGTTTGTCTATAAGTATTTTGATGAGATGTCAGGTGTGTCTTTTTTACCACACTCTGATCATAGTTATCAACAAGCACCATATCAGGATTGCAATAAGAAAGAGTATGAGGCATTATCAAAGAAGCTTCCTAAGAAAATTGATTGGGCATTACTGTCTAGTTATGAGGAAGAAGATAATACAGTAGCGATGCAGACGTTAGCCTGTTCAGGAGATGTTTGTGAAATAGTAGACTTAACATAAGGAGATCACCATGATATTACCAACGGACAGTAAGGAAAGAAAAGCAATACCTGTATACACAGGCTTCATTAAATACTTTCCTAGAGCTATTGCAGCTATAGCAAAGATATCTTATGTTGGTGGTTTACAACATGGGCAGACACCTGAGACTATATTCTGGGATAGAACAAAGTCTAAGGATGAACTAGACGCAATGATGCGTCACTTACTAGAAGAAGACTGGGCGCAGGTAGCATGGAGAGCTATGGCTAACCTAGAAAAACAATTAGAGAAGGAGATAACATGAAGATTACTGTAGAAGATAAAGAGTATGACATAGATGAAAAGGATGAGAACATCATGGGTGTAGTAAGGACACTGTCTACTGGGAGTAACTCATTAAAGATACTCAATCATATGGCACAATGTGTACAGGCTATTCAGAATACTAAGACAGATGAATTAAAAACTAAACTTAATCCAAAGGAGTAGCACATGCAGAGAATGTTAACACGTAAAGAAAGGGGTCTTGGAAAATATGATGCCCCACTGAAGGTTCAATTTCAGCGAGGCTATGATGATTTCAAGAGGGGTAGAATAAACAACCCCTTTCATATGGATACTATGCAGTTTAGAGAGTGGGATAGGGGCTTTAATAAAGCATTTAGTGAGAACTTAAAGAGAGTTACTAAGCATGAACA